AAAGAATAATACACCGGCCCGGAAACATCACTGCCGGTTGTCGCCACCATGCTTATCGCAGTTGTGCTATCGGCGGCGGGCGGTGTTGCAAATGTAGCTGGATTAGGAGTCGGAGCAGTCTCATCAGCACCCTCGCCTCCTCGCTCATAAGCACCACAATCAGGGTCGGCGCCTCGAACAACCCCAAGAATATCATCAACAGCAGCGTCGGCAGTAAGGCAGAAATCAACTGCATTGCTATCGGCAGGTAAAGTGTAATCGCCATTATCATAATCGGCGAATAATGCCTTAAACTCGGTTAAATCCGCCAACTGTTCGCAATTTCCAGGAACACTGGCTAAAGTATTGGAAATGTTATTTACGAAGATATTGTAATCGAAATTGTTCGGGTCGCCTGGAGCTTCGTCGTCGTAGATTCCATAACAAATGTTACACTTTATATTGCCTGGATTATCGTTGGCAATTCTTAACTTGCCATCCGCACTATCCTCAACTTGCAAAAGAGTATTATTCCGAAAAATTACATCATCACCAGTTTTGCCTCCAATCTTTACGAGATAAGAAACTTCGCCTGGGTTATTGTGGTTTGCGCCCCACATAAGATTATTCTGGACTACAAGACCCGAACAATTACCGGAAGGCTGTAAAAGAAATCCCTGGTCGCTTGAGTTGTAGCAGGTATTTCGCTGAATCGTTTGGTAACATCGCCCGCGTTACCTTGGATTTGGATTAAATCGACATGCTGTCCGCCGTCCTCGTCTGCTGTAAGACAATCGAAGATATTGCAATCCTGAATTGTTATACCATCACCACCATCTATCAAAATGCCGTCTGACGTACAGTTATGTATCTCCGTACCATCAAAAAGCCAGTTATCTCCCCGCGCATAGACACCGATATAGCATTGAAAAATGTTGCAATCAACTATGCTAACATTATCAGCATCGCCAGACGCCTCATAAATACCGTAGCCAAAGGTATAGTAATTAGCGTCTGATTGTCCATTAATCTCACAGTTTTCAAGATAGATATTCGTGCATCTTTGATTAGGTGACCCATTAGCTGCTTTCATACTAAACAGCCGCTTGTTGGTATCTCCTATTGTGCCAGTACCGACAGTTGACATTGTTAAATTGTAGAACTGAACGTAACTCTGGCCTCGAAGATAGACACATCCACTATTCGGGTCGTCGTTTATGATGTTAAGGCCGTCAAACTTTACATAAGCATCCTCGTTTGCACCCTCGTAGCCATAACTCATTGAAATACCGTTGACCTCCGGCGTTTTTCCAGATGCAGCCTGAATGACAACATAGTTAGCATCGCCGTCTGCATCCCGCGTAAAACTCCACGAACCATAATCACCGTCGTTAACCTCGACTATATCGCCGCCAACCAAATCAGTCTCAGGGTCAAAATCGCCAAGAGTTTCCCATGCGTGTTCCCATGTACTACCGTCGTTATTGCCGGAAGCATTTATGTCCAAATAATAAGTAGTGGCCGAAGCCATACTCGTAAGAACAAAACACAATATCAAACTAATCTTTTTCATTTTACCATTGGTTTCTCGCACGAAGCCATTCGGAATTAAAAATAGGTTTCGGCTTGCCCTGCATTGCGTCATTAGACCTTGCTTTCGGCATTCGCATCTTTGAGAGCAACGCTCCAATTACTAATAGTAGTCAACTGCTGGATATATTCCACAAAAACAATCTTATCGCCCGGATTCGCGGCGGTAAGATACCCGGAAGTAAGATCGGCCAGAACAGTATCCGAAGTATGCGTTGTGCCTATTTCATATACCCCGTAGTTGGTATCAACACCTGCGGCAAGATCGTTCGATGCAATATCGTTTGCTATCGTATCGCTCGTATGGTCGCTTAATACTTCATAAGTCAACGTGCCGTCCGTAACGAACTCACCTTCAATATAATCCGTGCCAGTAGCCCACGTTCTCGGTGTAGTCGAAATAAACTCGCCATCGTAATACTTTGTATTAGCAGCCCAGGTCTGAGGCGTTACGCCCGAATTGGAGAAAATGTAACCGCCTTCAACTTCCCACGCCTGAACTCCTGCTTGGTTGTTAGAAACGTCAGCGCCAATTTCATCGTTCACACTTAAAACTCGAAGGCATCCGTTGGGAACAGGATACTTCCGCTCGTAACCAAATATTGGCAATTCCGAATCTTGGGCAATTATCACCCGTACCTTAGCCTCGTTCCAGGGATGGGCAGCGAGAACCTCGTCCCTTGCATTATCGTAATTACGCTCGCACACAATATACTGCTTGGTGCTTGTGGCAGTATCGTCGCTAACGTAAAACTCGCCTATATCGTCGAGGGCAAGGTTATATATCACTCGCTCATCGGTAATAGCCATAATAAACCTCAAAAGTTGGGACGGAGCCGAAACCCCGCCCCATTACAACAAACTATCCTGCAACCGTGTAAAAAATCATTACCGCAAAACCCTCAGCATCTGTCCAGTCAACAGCAGCAGATGTTAAAAAGACATCCGCAGCCTCAGTCAACGGCTTGAGAGTATTGGTGTAAGTCGTACCATCCGGTTTTGGAATGACAATTTGCGGCGTAGCCGAATTCAAGGCCGTAACATCACCAAACAAATCAGTATCGCCGGTAATGCCAAGACTGCCCGTTGTCGCACCAGTCGTAGCGTCAGGCGCATCATAAGTCGCCGTCGCTATCGGCCAGACAATTGAGTAGAGAACTACCGCGCCTTTAGGCAATTTACCAACGTGGTGTGTCGAACCAAGCGTCAAACCGTCATCCGTCGCAGCGACCGATCTGTCAATAGAACAATAAACAATTCCACCGGCAATAGCCGCTCTGGGAAGAGTTCCAATAACAGGGGTGTCTTGGAGAGTATAAACGTCTCCTTTATAAGCTCCTGTAGCCATAATTAAACTCCTTTTCTATTAAATGCACTCAATCTTGAGTACTTTGCTCTCGTCCATTCGGATTGCTTGCATACCCACACGGGCTGAAATCTGCCAAACCCCTTTTCTTACGACCCAACCGACGTCAAATATCGGCGACTCGTGTCTGGCAAACAGCATTCCTTCCTTCGACCAAACCGGCAACTCGAAAACGTTCGTATCGGCGTCAACGTCATTGCTCGAACCTATTTCAAATCTATTGCTCTCGACGAACTCAAAACCCATATACCGCGTAATCTCTCCGGCAACCAACGACCGCTCAAGACTCGTATCAATGCTCTGAGTCTCTGCCTCTCGTAATAGGTCGGAAGTCTGATTGGGACTAACGCCAATATATAGCTGCTCGTCAGGATCGTTTTCCAACTCTTTCATAGCCTGTCGAGCCAAAATGAGCTTTTCAACGGTAAGACCAGTAGATACCCCGCCGGCGGTAAAATCGCTTTGAACATCGTGGGCAATAGTACGACCCGCCGTAGTGTTCCTGGTGGAAGTAACGTAAAGCGAATTAGCCAACGTATAAGTGTCAGTACCCGGCGTTTTACCACCTGAAACGTCGGCGAAAAACGCAGCAACGCAAACGGCATTCTCTTTGCGAATTGCCCCCTTGGCAAGCCCCTCAATATAGGCGCTTTTAGGATCGGTATGCTCGGCTATCTGGTCTTCGTCATCAGCGAAAATAGCTTTACGGGCGAAGACAGGTGAAATCCATCTGCGATTGTGGAGCATATCCTCGACAGGAATATCTTCAAAGCGGCTCCCTTTGTCGTCAAGTTCGATAGTACCAATAAAATCGTATGATTGGTACTCTCCTTCCAGTCGTTCTTCTCGGAACATTCCGGCAAATTGCCGCTTCTTTTCCTGAAGAACATGCTCATACCCAGTAGTAAAGGAGCGAATAAACGCTTCCGTATAACCCCTGGTGCTATTAGTGTTAGTGTTTCTCGTAGCCATTGTTAATGACCTTTCATAATAGAGTACAACAATTTATCTATAACGTTTCAGGTTGTCTCTATTAAGTAAGAGGCCATCACTTATGATTCACGCACATCACACGAACAGATTACTGTTATCAGGCGGGGCCTTCCAACTTATCCGCCATAGTTGCTTTTGTTTGTATCCTAAACTACCTTAACATCTATATCTTCCCATTTCAGGCTTGTCTGACATTCTTTTCGCCAACTAATTGGCATAATTCTAAAAATCTTGCGTGTGCTTCCTTATGTTTACGGTCAAATTTGTTAAGCCAAGCCTCGCTCTTTTGTATCGCGGCCAGTTCCTCTTCAATCGTTTTCTGGCCCGCGTCAGCTTGGGCTTGGGAACTAATCATATCTTCGCCCGTTTTGTTCTCGATATTATCCAGCATAGTAATCACGTCAATATCGCTTGCGAGGCCCTTTGCTTCGAGCGTTTTGTAGATACCAAGTTTCTCGGCGGTCGTGCGAGCGATAGCCACCTTTGCCTTGTATTCAACTTCGCCGAACTTCTCTTTAAGAGCCTTAATGTTGTTTTCGATAACCTCATTCTCGGCCTGCATAGCTAATTCCTGCTGCGCCTTAACCGCCTCAAGCTGGAACCGCACCGCTCCGGCAAGCTGCTTTTGGGTATAACCCTCCTGATGAGCAAACTGTTTGAACTTGTCGAAAAGTTCATCGCTTATTTCCACACCGGTATCGTTCTCGAACTCATAACCATCGTAAGTTTCCGGCCTGCCAAGTCTATTATAAACTTCGCCCCACGCTTCCGGATCGTCCCCTTCGGGCAACGTTAATCGGTTTTCGTCCCCGATACCTTTGAACTTCTCTAACTCCGTATAGCCATCAGCTATTTGGCTTATATTAGTCCATTTTTTCGCGGCCATAAGGTTCTGGACGCTTTCCGGCGCACTTTCGCCCACTATTTCGCCCTGCGGACCTACCCAACCTGTTTCTGTTCCTTCATCCATTATCTTTCCCTTCTATTTTTCGGTCTATCAAACTCTTTATATGAAGGAAAACACGACGTTCCCCTTCTTTGAACATTGTCTGCAACGCATCGGGCAACTGCTCACATACGCTCGTATTCAGAAAACCGCAAAACTTTTCCAAATCGGCATAAACGCGCTTGCCATCATCGGTCATAAACAGCCGCTTATAAGCTAAAGCAAGTTCGTTGCGTATCTTTTCGTTCTTCGCGTTTTGCACTTCTGCTTCTGTCATATCGCCGCTCCTAAACTGCCGTCTTCGGGACTCTTGGAAACATTCTTGTACGCCTTGCTTGCACTATCGGCTATCTCGGCTTGGACTTTGGCCTTTTCCAACTGCTGCTAATTCGGCGGGCGCACCTTCGCTTATCCACGACTTTCTAAACGCTTTGTCGAGGTCAACATTCTCAAGTACCGGCGTGATTTCCATATAAGGCGACCATTTCGCCATAACCGCCTCCATAGCATTCGCCTGCATATTACTCATTGCCATTGCAAGGCGACCGTGATAAACTACATTCATATCAAATTTGACCGGAGGCGTGGGAATTTGACCCGATTTTATTAGTAAATCTAAAACTCTCATAATGAGCGGACTAAAAGTCTCTTTCTGCAAAGCCGTTATCGCCGGAGCAATAAGAACTATCTTCTCCTCTATCCGCTCGACAACTTCCGTCGCTGTCATATTCCTCTTGTTGGCGAGCGCCTGGAACAAATCACTAAAACAGCCTTCCCTAACCAACTGCTGCTGCTGAGCAATATTCTCGGCGTTCAAGCGGGTATCGACTCCAGTTTGGAGAAACTTCGGCTCTAAGGCTCCAGCACGAACGTGCAGTATCCCACCCGGACTCGTTACCGGCTGGCCCACTACGCCGTCATCTTCCATCATCAACGGCGGATTAGCCTGCTTTTCACTCTGCTCAATAAAAGTTCGCTTCATG